TCTTGAAAATTTAATGTCATTATCATTTGATTACAGACGTAATGAAGCAAAGATTAAATATTTACAAAAGAAACTAGAAACAGAAACTGATGAATATAAACGAGAACTTTATCAAATAGATTTAGATGAAAAGATATATGGTAAAGCAAACATGGAACTAGTAGCAAGGGATAGATTAAGAGAAATTAAATTATGGTCTAAATTTAAAGCTGAATATGATGATGGTTCATTTGACACTAAAAATGTTAATACTCATCAATTTGAATCTTTAGCTCAAATCATGGAACATAAAAAAAATTCAATTACACCAGGATCATCTCAAGCTGAAGTTTTCAATGTACTTTCTCAAGTAGATACAATAGATAGAATCAAGAAAGAAAAACTATTATCAAATGATACAAAAGAACAACTACCATTTGGAAAGCAATCCTCATAAAAAGATATTCTTTTTATTAGCATTACCAAGATCAGGTAATACTTTATTTGGTTCTATTATGAACCAAAACCCAGATATAGCAGTTACTGCTAATTCTATTACATTAGAAATAATGAAAGATATCTTTCTTCTTAAAGAAACTGATGTATTTCAAAACTATCCAGATCATAAATCATTAGATAATGTATTGTCTTCTGTTTATGATACTTATTATAAAGATTGGAATTATAAGTATATTATTGATCGTGGACCTGTAATGACACCAGGAAATCTTATGTTAATGAAACAACATTTAGGTCAACCAATTAAATGTATAGTTATTTGGAGAGATTTATTAGATGTTCTTGCATCTTATATTAAATGGTTTGAAACAGAACCTTCTGCATTCCCTAATAAATATGGAAAGAAAACAATAGAAGAAAAACTTTTTATGCTAATGAATATTGATGGCGCAATTGCTAAAGATTTGATTGCAATAGAAAATGCATTAAAACCAGAACATAGACATATGTGTCATTTTCTTAAATATGATGAATTAGTAAATGATACAGAAAACCAAATAAATAAAATATATGACTTTTTAGAAATACCTAGATTTACTCACAACTTAAAAAGCTTGCAACAATTTAAAGTTAATGGTATTGGTTATGACGATAAAGTTGTTGGAAATAGAATGCATACTATTAGAGAAGAGATTAGAAAGGAAGCGAATCCTTATCGTGCAATGATACCTGAAAGTATTATTAAAGCGTATGGACATATTGTATTATGAACATTTTAATATTTGGATTACCTGGATCTGGCAAAACTACATTTGCACAGAAATTAATTAAAGATAAAAACTTTGCTTATTTTAATGGCGATCAAGTTCGCAAGATGTTTAATGATTGGGAATTTTCTCATGTAGCAAGAGTTAATCAAGCAAATAGAATGTTACAATTATGTGAGATATCAGATAAAGCAAACGTTGTAGATTTCATTTGTCCATTTGATGAGTATAGAAAAGATTACGATATGACTATTTGGATGAATACTATTCAAGAGGGAAGATTTGAAAATACTAATAAGATATTTGAAAAACCTAAAAAATGTACATTTGAAATAAAAGATTATAATTACGATCATATCATTCAGGAGATCTATGATAGATTACAGTAAACCAACTGCTCAAATGCTTGGACGTTGGCAACCATTCCACGATGGTCATTTAGCTTTATTTAAAGAAATATTAAAGAAGACAGGTCAGGTTGTTATAATGGTAAGAACAATGCCACAAACAAATAATAATCCATTTGAATTTGAAGATATAAAGAAACGAATTGAAGAAAAACTTAAAGACTATGCAGGTCAATTTGATGTTGTAAAAGTGCCTAACATTACCAATATATGTTATGGTAGAGATGTTGGTTATAAAATTGAAGAGATTGTGTTGCCTCAAGAAATACAAGCGATCTCTGCTACTAAAATTAGAAAAGAGATGGGATTATGAACTTTAACTTCACATTTTTAGGACAATCAATTTTAAGATATGAAACTCCTTTAGATATATTTCATGCGATCAATCAAACGTATGAAGAAAAATTTAAAACATTAGAACCAGCTAATAAACAACTTGTTGGTAAAATTAAAGATGAACATTCTTTATTTTATAATGGAGATGATACTAGCAAAATGTTGCGTCATAATATGTTACCTAAAAATGTAATAGACTGGTTTATGTCTATGTTTCATCATTATTTAGAATTCAATCATATTAGACAATATCAAACTCATTTAAATTCTATTTGGGTAAACGAAATGCGTGCAAACGAATACAATCCTTGTCATATACACAATGGAAATTTATTTACTGGTTTATCTTCTGTAATGATTTTAAAATTACCAAGTACTTATGGTGTAGAATATTCTGCAGCTGAAACACCACAAAATGGAAAACTACAATTATTGGGTTCTTCATCTGGTCAATTTGCTAAAATAGATTATGAGCCACCAATGAAATTAAGAGACTTTTATGTGTTTCCTTATGATATGAGACATTGTGTATATCCATTTAATTCAACAAATGAAACAAGAAGAACACTTGCAGCTAATTGTGATGTTCTTTATAATCCTGTACAAAATCGTGGGGCACAATGATTCCTTTTACATATTTAGTAAAACATATACCAACTAATAAATATTATTATGGAGTTAGATTTAGAAAAAAATGTCATCCAAATGATTTATGGACTAAATACTTTACTTCTTCTAAAAAAGTAAAAGGTTTAATTAGAAAATATGGAAAAAAATCTTTTATATTTGAAGTAAGAAAAACATTTAAAACAGCTCAACAAGCAATGGCTTGGGAATTTAAAGTTTTAAGAAGAATGAAAGTTGTTGAAAGAAAAGATTTTTTAAATCAATCAGATAATAAACGTATAGATCCTAAACTATTAAGTAAAATGAGAATGGGTAAAGGTAATCCAATGTATGGTAAAAAATTAACAAAAGAACATGTAAGAAAAATAATAGAAACTTTAGTTAATAAATATAAAAAAATACCTCATCCTTCTATTGGTAGAAAAGCTTCTTTAAAAGAAAGAAGATTATTAAGTAAAATAAATAAAGGTAAAGGAAATCCTATGTATGGTAAAAAGCTTTCTAAAGAAGCCAGAAAGAAAATGTCAATTGCTAAATATAAATATTGGGAAAGGATAAAAGCAGCAATATGAGTATAATTTTAGAACCACGTTGGAAATCTTTAATAGTTGAAACAACAACTCCACTATTTACACCAGAACAATGTCAATTAATTATAAACGCTGGTAGAGCTGAACCACAGGAAAGTGGACAAGTAGGTGGTGGTGCTAAAGGTGTTGTAGATACTAAAACTAGAACATCTCATATTAGTTGGATTCCATTTAATAAGATGCCTGAAATGTATGCAACATTAGAACGTGTTATGAAACAAACTAATGGTAATCATTTTGGATTTGAAGGAATGCAAATAACGGAGCCCGCACAGTATACAGAATATCCAGAAGGTGGCTTTTATGATTGGCATATAGATTCAGATGTTAATTGTGCAAATGAACCACCAGTACGTAAAATTTCTATGACTTGCTTATTATCTCCAGATAATGAATTTGAAGGTGGTGGATTAGAACTTATGTCAGATGGAAAGATTGCAAGACCTAAACAAGGACAAGCTATATTCTTTGCAAGATTTATTAGACATCGTGTAATACCAATAACTAAAGGTACAAGAAGATCACTTGTAATGTGGTTCGGCGGTACTCCATTTAAATGAACCGAGAATTATATTTCGCAACACCTATCTATGTTAAAGATGTTGGATCACAAGAATTTAATAATAAATTAGAACAAAATATTATTAACTGGTCTAATCAAGATAAAGGTTTAACAAGAACTAATATGAATGGTTGGCATTCAACAGATGATATGCATACAAAACCAGAATATAAAGAACTCGTTGATTTATTATTTCAAGCACAATTTCATATTTACAAAGATCAGAATTTAGATTCAGAACCATTTTTAGGTAATATGTGGGCAAACATTAATCCACCAGGTGGATATAATAGACCACACATGCATCATAATTCATTATGGTCTGGAGTTTATTATGTTAAGACTCCACAAAACTGCGGACATTTAAAAGTAGAAGATCCAAAGT